GGCGGAACGCCCACGCCATGACCGTGTCGTGGCGGCGGGCGGATCGCGCGATGTACTCTCGGCTGACCACGGGCATCATCCCCTATTGAATTGAACGTAATAGAAAGGCCGGAGTCCCTGAACTGCTGAAGGGAACCCCGGCCACTCATCTGTGCTTCCACGCACATCCGACCCGCACACCGCGCGGGCGGCGCTGCGAATCGACACCCTAGTTATATCCCAATCGCAACGTGCAACGGTGTGCAATTGTGTGCAATCGCGTGCAATTGTAGGCAATCACGTGCAATCGTAGGCAATTGTGTGCAATCGCGTGCAGCCCACAGATAAAGAGAAACCCGCCGGCGCGGAGCCGACGGGTCACGACAGAGATATATAACTCAGACTGCAGCGCGGCCAAGACCCGATCGGGCGGCCGCCAGGCCGACCATATCCGTCCAGTCCAGGGCGGAGCACAGGTCGGAGTTGACCGACCTCACCGACACGCCCAGCGTCCCCGCGATCTCCTGCAGCGTGCGGTCCTCGCAGTACCTCAGCTCCAGCACGTCGCCCCAGCGCTTGCCGGGGTTGGCCGAGCGCACGCCCGCGCACAGCTCGCGCCCGCGCTCCACCTCGCGCCGAAGCTCCGACAGCTCCGCGCCGCTGCGGCGCTCGTAGTCTATGCGGTCGTCTGTCGACCTCATGAAGTCCGTCCCGTGTGCGCCCTTGCCCACGGCGTCGTAGCGCTGGGCGCGCACCTGCTCGCGCGCCTGCATCGACTCGATGACCGCCAGGCGGCGGTCGATGCCGCGCTGGGCGGCCCGTACAGTCTCCAGATATTCCCTTGCGTCCATGTGACCTCCCGCGTGGTACCATGCTCTACGCCACATAGAGGATGCCGGGAGGCGTCTTTGCCAAAGGCCGCCGGCGCTCCAACGCCAGCGGCCTTAATTATATATCTACCTGCGGAAACTCAATATCTCATCGCGACCTCGCGGCGCATGGCCATGATCTCGTCGTGCGCCGGCCCAGTGGGCGCCAGGTAGCGGTCGACCTTGTCCCGCTTCGGCTTGGTACCCTTGCGGCGGGCCTCCTTCGCGCGGTCCTGCTCGTGCTTGCGCCGGCAGTCCTCCGAGCAGTACTTGGCCTTCGGCGCCTGCGGGATGAAGATTCTCCCGCAGACTGCGCAGTTCCTCTCCTGCACGTCCCACATCACGGTCATCTCATCGACCTCCTGCACCTGCGGGCGCGCCGCGCCTCGATGCTCTTGCGCACTCGGCGGTTCTCGATGATTATCCGCCACAGCCTCTCAAACAGCCTCATCGCCTAGCCTTCCTCGACCTCTTGAGCGCTCGGGCCCGGTCGCGTTCCAGCGCCCGCGCCCTCCGCTCCGTCTCCCCGATCTGCGCCGATGTCACCCGCGGCGCTTCGGCCCGTCCATGCACGAGCGCCCGGCGGGCGGGACCCGACACCAGATCGGGCACCGTGCGCCAGGCGGTCGCGCGGAACAGCTCGACCGCCGAGCGGATCACCGGCTGTTCCAGCTGTCCGAGAGCATGGCCACCGCCTGGCGGAACGGTGGCAGTTCCATGCTCCCCCACGCGATGCTGTTGGACACCCCGCAGGCGGGACAGCTGACGCTCAGCACGTTGGCCTTGGTCAGGGAACGCTCTCGCAAGTCCTCCACCTTGGGCTCGACCCCGCACCTGGGGCACGCCTTGAACTCGATATCGTTAAAGGTCACAGCTCTCTCCCATCTCTCTGAACTCGGCCTCGTAGCACCTCGGGCAGACGGCGTAGCCGAACCCGAGGTCGTTGTGGATCAGCCGCGAGGTGTAGCTCTCGCCGAATGCGAGCCAGCACCCGCACTCAGCGCATTCGACTGCAGTCGAGAAGTCGTCCGCGCACACGCTCGCGCCGTCCGGCACGCGCCAGTCCCTATACTCGGACCGCGCCGGCACCCACCTAATCGCTCGTTTCATTGAACACATCTCCCGTCGTGCGCCATCTCGAGTACGAGTCCATCAGCATCGCCCAGAGCAGGCAGAGCGTCGAATCCTCTCTCAGGCTCCTCGCGGGCATCATACGAAGGTCATACGTAAGCCGCAGCGCGCCGCCGCCGTCGGGGCAGTAGACCTGCACGCCGAACGGCAGGAGCTGCTTATCGTGCAGCTCATGTGCGAGGTCTCGGGGACACACGAGCCAGTTCTCGTCGCCGTGGAACGTGAGCCCGTGGCCGCTCTTGAAGTCCGCCATGCAAGACTTCACCTCTACAAAGACGAACCTCCCGTGCTCGAGCGCCGCGTTCCGTCCGCAGCGGCCGGGAGAAAACGCCACGAAGTCGACCCTGCGGTCGGGGTCCACCCATACCTCCTGCGCGACAAGGGAGAACTGCCTGCGGAGCTTCTTCTCCACCTTCTCAGACAGCTCTTTGGTCACATCCTCACGGCTCATTCGCCCTCACCTACCAGCTTGCTTAAAAGACGTTCCATGCTCTCATCGCATATTTCGAGCGTGGCCATCTCACCAGCCCAGACCTTTCTGCCTGCGACGTTGACGAATGAGATCTTGTCCATGTTGACGATGTATCTGTAGCCATCGTCGTCGTATAGCTCAATGAAATCTCGGATCATTAAAGCTCACCTCCGTCCCAGCCATCAGGCATGTCCTCCCTGCGACGGCGCATCCTATACGTGCGCACGGTGGTAATTTCGACCTCAAATGCGCGCCCGCACACAGGGCACTCAATTTCATCCTCGCAGGCTTCGTACTCCCACGGGTCACTGATAGAGTTCTCGCAGTAGGGGCAGATTAGACGCTCATCATCGAACTGCTCGTTCCGCCACTTGTACGAGATTTGGGCCTTCCTGGAGCACTCATCGCATATCGAGGACCCCTGTTCGCCTATAATCGCCGCCACCGAAGGCGACCACTCGTAATAGTTCGGTGTCGGCTTCCCGCACATAGAGCAGGTGTACATCTTCAGCTCCTCGTTCACCTAAAGCTCCTCTCCGCAGAACGGGCAGTACTTAATGTCCTCGATGTAGGCGGTCGCCGTCACATCGGCGCTGACGCAGTCGCCGGCCGAGCCGTTGACCGAGATGTCGAGCGCCACGTCGGTATCCAGCTCGACGGCTATGATGGGCTGGCCGTCATAGCGCCGCGCGAGGGTCATGGAGCCCACGGACCAGTTCCGGATGTCCCGGTCGGGCGCGGAGTGCAGCGACGCGATGCGCGAACTCGCACCCTTCGCAATCGCGCCTGTCGCGATCGAGATACGTGCAGGCGGTTCCATCCTGGCGGTCGGCAACTCTATCCAAATCGTCCGCTAGCTTCTCTAGGCTGTCGGGAGGCGTGAGGTAGAGGCTGTCTGTGGGACTCTGCCAGCACTGGCCCACCGTATCCTCGCTAATCACATTCCATCACGAGTGAAGGCCCAGCACATCACATTGATAGCGGTAACTGGAGACGTACATCTCCCCGCCTTTCGCGTCATACAGCACCAAAGTGTCCAGCGGAATCTCGCGACCCTCATGGTCCTTTGGAAGAGGGATTTCCATCATTTCTCGCTCCCTTCCTCATTGACCTCCGCCTGCAGGAGGTCCCGCAGGGTGCCGATGCGCTCGATGGCGTCGTCCGGCGTGTGCCCGTCCCACTCGGGCGCTCGGTCGAGCACCCTGCACGGGAACATGTCCCAGTAAGGCTCGACGTCGTAGTGGTATGTGGCGGGGCCGGCGGGCGTGTCGATGCCCACGATGAACATGCCGTCGTACATCGTCCCGTCATGGTGGTGGAGCGACTTCCACGAGCGCCCGCGGAACATGGCCACGATCACCGAGAACAGCACCGCCCGGTGGTGGTAGAGCTCGTCGAACGTGTGGTACCCGTCCGATGTGGAGCCCGTGACGGGTTCGGGCTCCATGCGCCGGACGAGTCCGTACACCTCATCGATATCGACGTTCACAATGCCGCAGACATCGCGGGACGGATGAAGCCCGAGCGCATACAGGACATCCTCCCCATCTGCGACGCTCGTGACAGTCGGCCACGCGAAGGGGTTTTCCACGGTCTCGACTTCGAGGCTCTGCACGAGCCTCTTAACGTCCTTGAACCACTCGTTCCTGTCTCTCATTTCGTACTCCAATCCTTCTCGATCTCCTTCTCCTCCGCGACCATGATCAGCGCCTTGTTGAGGCATCGCCTCGCCTGGCGCATCTCGTCGCAGGCGGACGGGCCCATGCCAGCCCCGATCGACCTCTTCGCGTCCTCGAGCCTGCCGACGGCGAGGTCTATCCAGTCGGCGGGGCCGCGCGCGTAGCTCATCGGGACTCACCCCTCACGCCGAAGATGTCGGCCAGGATGTCGCCCGGCGTGGCCATGAACGGCTCGGTGCTGATCGGCTCGTACTGCACCTCGAGGTAGTTCGGGTAGCCGATGGTCACGCCCGTGGGCTCGCGCCCGGGCAGGCACTGGTAGCCCCAGGCCACGCTCACCCTGTGCTCGTCGAGGACGGTCTCGGTGCGCTCCACGCGCAGCCTGTAGCCGCCCACCCTCTCGGTGTCGTACGTGTCATCGGCCCAGGGAATCCGGTGCCTGTCGAGGGCGTCCCGGTAGGCCCTCATCACCGCTGAGATCTCGGTCAAAACCTCTCTCACTCTCCTTCTCAAAAGAATTAGGTGTTCTTTGCCGCGGGGACTCCCCCGCCGGCCCCGTTTCCGCCGTCTAGCGGCGGGAACCCCATCGCCTGCTGGCCCAGCTGCCCCGCCGCCGTTGGCACACCTTTGGCATACCTCCAGCTCGGCTCCTCGCCCCTCGCGATGGCGGCGATGTCCATCCGCAGGTCCTCCTTGGCGCGCTTGCGGGCGCGGTACTCGTCGAGCTTCTGCTTCTTGGCCACGCGGGCGCCCTCGTCGGCGCTGATGACGTTGGCCATGTAGATCCGCGTCACGTCGAGCGGGCGGCCGGCGGCGGGGTCGAAGCCCGCGAGCATCTCCTTGAGGGTGATCATGCCGACTCACCCAGCTCCCGCTCCAGGGCGGCGATGACGTCGTCCTCGGTCTCGGCCGGCCGCCACACCGACGCGCGCTCGACCTCCTGCGAGGTCTGGCCCCCTCGGGCCTTGCGCTCGGCGTCGTAGCCCTTCTCGCGGTCGGACCAGCTGCGGGCGACCGGCTCCCACTTCGCGATGGGGAAGCCCTGCCTGGTCCAGCCGTTGGCCTCGTAGTAGTCGTAGAACTTCCGGGCGCTGCCGCGCAGGCAGTTCGCGGCGAAGTACGCCTCGACCTCCTCGAGGGTCGGCGGGACGAACTCGCCGCCACCTACCCCTTCGTTTTCACAATCTGAGGGGTTAATCCAGACTCCTAACTCCTCTTCCCCTTCCTCTTCCTCTTCGCTTGCGCGTTTGCTTTCCGTTTTGCTTGTCCGTTTGCTTTCGGGCTTGCTTGCGCGTTTGCTTTCCGTTTTGCTTTCGGGCTTGCTTGCCGCGCCGCCACGGCTCAGCCCACCCTTCCTTCCGGCCTCCGCCCTGGCGCGGCTGTTCTCGAGGACCGGCATGATCAGCGTGATGGCCATCCTCTGGGCGTCGGTGCGCGGCTCGGGCACCTCTCCGGTCACGAGGTAGCGCACCATCATGCCGAGCAGCTCGTTGCTCTCGCGCCTGTTGCCGAGGCACAGGGCGCCCTCGACGAGGGAATCAAGTATCGTCATCCGTCTCACCTCCGTAGATCGAATCGGTAAAGGCCGCGGCGGCGGCCTGGTCTCGACCCGGCATGACCGAGCCGTAGGTGCCGAGCGTCGTCTTGACGTCGGCGTGCCCCAGGCGCTCCTGCACCGTGCGCATGTCGAAGCCGTGCATGAGCAGCCAGGTGGCATGGGTGTGTCTCAGGGAGTGGAAGACCGTCTCCTCGGGAAGCTCCAGCTCACGCGCGAGCGCCTTGAAGCGCTGGGTCACGGTGGACGGCCGCGCCAGCGTGCCGGCCGGGCTGAACGTCACCACGGACGCCGCCGGGCCCTTGCGCGCGAGCCACGTGTCCTGCCACTCCAGGTGGCGCTGCAGCTGGGCCTCCACCGCCGGTGCGAGCGCCACGTTGCGCACGCGCCTGCCCTTGGTGTAGGCCTGCCGGTGCAGCTCGGGCTTCTCGACCGCCTGCCCCACCACGTGCAGGT